ATTTCCCAATCTTATATACAAATATGCTTCAAACTATAATAATGCTTATGTTGTTATTGAGAACAATGATCAAGGTACCATTGTATGTAACGGACTATATTATGAACTGGAATATGAAAACTTACACTTAGAGTCTGCTCTCAAAGCAAATGGACTTGGTGTAACTATGAATCGTAAAGTAAAAAGATTGGGTTGTTCTACTATCAAAGATATAGTAGAGAATAGAAAATTAACAATCCATGATCAAGAAACTATTATAGAAATGTCAACCTTTGTAGCAAGAGGGCAATCATATGAAGCTTCTGATGGTAATCATGATGACTTAATGATGAACTTAGTGTTGTTTGGATACTTTACCTTAGGTGATAGATTTATGGAAATGTCAGACATAAACATGAAAGAGTTAATGTTTAAACAAAGAATGAAACAGATTGAAGATGACATTGTACCTTTTGGGTTTGTGGATGATGGTTTAGATGACATACCTGAACCTGAAACTGACCCAGATGACTGGCAGTTGGAGTGGAAGCAAGAATATTACTAAATATAAAATCTTATAAATAATAGCAATTGAAAATCCTTATTATGCTATCTTATCATTTAAACTCAAAGGAAAAGAGATATGGTTTCAAGTCCCTCTGCATCTCCTGCGATTACAGTTAAAGAAATTGACTTATCTGGCGTCGTGCCAAATGTACAGTCAACTACTGGAGCTTTCGTAGGAAACTTTCGCTGGGGTCCGGTCCGAGAAAGAACTCTGGTAGACACAGAGGCCACTTTAGCCGAGACGTTTGGTAACCCCAACAGCACTGTCGCTGTAGATTTTATTTCTGCATCACAGTTTTTAACCTATTCTGGTAGTATGTTTGTTGTTCGAGAAGCAACAGCCGCTGCTAAGAATGCTAATTCAAATTCTTCTTCATTGAAAGAAGTAATACAAATTCGAAACAAAGATCACTTTGATTCCTTAAGCTTTGGCATGGATTCTGCTGACAACCAAGTTGGTAGATGGATTGCTAAGTGGCCTGGAGCATTAGGAAACAGTTTACAAGTTTCTATGATTTCTGCTAACGGCACATTCAGCTCATGGACTTACAAAGATGAATTTGATGGAGCCCCTGGTACATCACAATGGGCTTCAGATAGAAGTGGATCCAATGATGAGGTCCATGTAGTTGTTGTAGACCAAGATGGATTGATATCAGGTACACCTGGTACAATACTAGAAAGGTTTTCATATGTTTCAGTTGCATCAGACGCAAGACAGACTGATGGAACAGACAATTATCTACCTAATGTAATCAATAATGGTTCTAGCTATGTTTGGTTTGGAAGCTTCGAAGAAGATGCTGATTCCAACGGAATATCAGAAGCATCCATTTTTACTAATGCTGGTTCTGCAGCTGCTGGAGTAACATTCAATGCTTCTGCAACAGCAGTCGAAACAGTGTCACTGACAGGTGGTATAGATTCAGGAACGCTAACAACAGGTGAATACAATTCAGGTTTCACATTGTTTACAGACCCTGATATAGTAGAAGTAGACTTTATGATTTGCCCAGGTATGGCAAATGCAACTGATCAAAGAACAGTTGTTAATCATGTTTCTGGTCTAGCAAAGAACCAACGAAAAGATTGTGTGGTAGTAACATCACCAGATAGAGCTGCTGTAGTAAATAACTCTACACCAGTCACTTCTTCTGTAACCACAGCTGGTGGATTCACTGCAACTTCTTATCTAGTCGTTGACAACAACTATTTAAAAGTATATGATAAGTACAATGATGCTTATATCTTTATTCCTGCTGCGTCAACAACAGCTGGTGTAATGGCTTCAACAGATCTCTCAGCAGCTGCATGGTTTTCACCTGCAGGTCAAAGACGAGGTCAATACTTCGGAGTTGCTTCATTAGCATACACTCCAACAAAAGCTGAAAGAGATACACTTTATAAAGCAGGTATTAACCCTATTGTTAACATACCTGGCCAAGGTGTACTTCTATTTGGTGACAAAACATTCTTAGGTCGACCAAGTGCATTTGATAGAATCAATGTACGACGATTGTTCTTAGTTGTAGAAAGAGCTATATCAAGAGCAGCCAAGAATGTAATGTTTGAATTCAATGATGAATTCACCAGAGCAGAATTTGTTAATGTAGTAGAGCCATTCTTAAGAGAGATAAAAGGTCGTCGTGGTATAACAGACTTCAGAGTTGTATGTGATGATACAAACAACACCGGAGCTGTTATAGACAGAAATGAATTTATTGCTAACATCTTCATCAAGCCTGCTCGTTCAATTAACTTCGTAACACTTAACTTTGTTGCAGTTAGAACTGGTGTAGACTTCGAAGAAGTTGTCGGTGCTGTATAATAGCGTCAAAGGAGATATAAACAAATGGCTATTTTAGGAGTTGATGATTTCAAATCCAAGCTCAAAGGCGGTGGCGCTAGACCTAATTTATTTCAAGCGACCATCAACTTTCCGGCTTACGCAGGTGGCGATGCAGAACTTACATCGTTTCTCTGTGAGGCAGCTCAGCTGCCTGGTGGAAATATAACACCAATTGTCGTCCCTTTCAGAGGTCGGCAACTAAAGATGGCTGGAGATCGAACATTCGATGTGTGGACTCCAACCATAATAAACGATACAGACTTCACAATACGTAACTCAATGGAACGTTGGATGAACGGTATGAATGCTCATAGCGACAATACTGGTCTAACTAATCCACTCGATTACGAAGCTGATCTTGTAGTAGATCAGCTTGATCGTGACGGTGCTGTGTTAAAAACTTATACGTTCCGTAGTTGTTTTCCAACTGCAATTTCACCAATTGATTTAGCATATGCTACTGAAAGTGAAATTGAGAGATTTACAGTTGAGTTCCAAGTCCAGTACTGGGAATCTGACACTACTAGTTAACGAATAAATAGAGGGGCCAGGAATGGCCCCTCGCACTCTATCTATTAGGAATAACAATGGCTGACGATAGTATTAAATTATTTGGGTTTGAAATCAAACGAGCCCGTGACAAGTCAAAAGAAAAACTAACATCAATTGTACCTCCTACAGATGAGGATGGTGCAGGTTATGTTACAGCAGCTGGTGCTCACTATGGCACGTTTGTTGATATTGAAGGTAACAAAACTAAGGATGAAAGATCTCTAATACAACAATATAGAGCTGTCTCTCATCATCCAGAAGTTGATGCCGCTATCGAAGATATAGTTAACGAATCTATTACTACATCAGAAACTGAACAAGCAGTTTCAGTCAATTTAGATAATGTGGAAATAAGTGATAATATTAAAAAGGCTATTACAGAGGAATTTGATTCTGTATTGAGCATGTTAAACTTTGGTGATATGGGTCATGATTTATACAAGCGTTGGTATATTGATGGAAGAATGTATCATCATTTAGTTGTAGATGAAAACAAACCTAAGTTAGGTATTCAAGAAATAAGACCTATTGATGCAACTAAGATAAGAAAAGTAAAACAAGTCAAAAAGAAAAAAGATGAGCAAACAGGTGCTACACTTATTGAAAAGGTAGATGAGTTTTACATCTATCAGGAGAAAGCAAATAGCACAAGTCTTGTCACATCAGGTACTAACACTGGAGTAAGATTAACTCCTGACTCAGTTAGTTATGTTACATCAGGATTGTTAGATGAAGCACGACGAAGAGTAGTATCTCATTTACACAAAGCACTAAAGCCTATAAACCAATTAAGAATGATGGAAGACTCATTAGTCATCTATCGTTTAGCTCGTGCGCCAGAAAGACGTATATTCTATATTGATGTAGGTAACTTACCCAAAGGTAAGTCAGAAGAATATATGAAAAACATAATGGCCAAGTATAGAAACAAACTTGTATATGATGCAAACACAGGAGCCATTAGAGATGATCGCAAACATATGTCAATGCTTGAAGATTTTTGGTTACCGAGGAGAGAAGGTGGTCGAGGAACTGAGATCTCTACCTTACCAGGAGGTGAAAACCTGGGACAGATCGACGATATCATATACTTCCAGAAACGTCTATACCGTTCACTCAATGTACCTATAAACAGATTAGAACAGGA